TCATCTTGAAATGAAGAGTTTAATTTTGTAATTACACCATCAAGGTCTCTTACCAATGATTGTAGATTTTGTCTGCTGTATTCTTCTTCAGCTCTTGTTAATGATTGTACGATCTTTGCCATTATAAAATACTTAGTAGTCCTCCATATCTTAAACCTACTCTTCCTCTGTTATAACCTACTCTTCCGCCTTCAGCTATCATCTCTGAAGCATAGTCATCTCCCCAGCCTCCTGAGTCCGCAGCAGGATCGGCGAAGTCCATACCTTCATCGTGGCCTTGTTGTCCTCCAGGTGGCTGTGGTGTACCATCAAATTCCTGTGACTGATCTACTTCTTTGCCTGTTATATATTCTTCAGCCTTTGTATCACTCATTCTATCTCCGTCTTTGTGCCTCGCCAGTTCTTTTTGTTTTTTTTCCCACTCATATATGTCGTCTGCTTTTTTCTTTGTATTGAAATAATTAACTTTAGCTTGATTAATTAAATTATATCTATTAACTAAATTAAAAGCTGGATTATTTGGGTCAAAATTGGCAATTTCTTCTTCACTTAAAGAAGATATGTCTACTCCATATTTGTTAGATAAAGTGTTGGCGATTGTACCAGTTCTTTTATCAAAAGTTTTCTCAGTCATTTTATTTGCATTATATCCAGCCATAATTCCTTCGGCTGTATTATAGCCATCTGGACCAGCTACTATTCTACCAATGTCATCAGTATAAACACCTGCCCCTCTTAATTCATTTTCCATGATGGCTCTTTGGTTTACAGGCATATATTTTCCAAAAGTATTTCCTAAAAATTCAGCACCTCTTTTCATTGGACCTATGAATGGTATAAAATTCATAGCAGCGTTTATTCCTTTTGCTACTCCTGTAGGTTCTGGTTTATTATAATAATCGGCGCCCTTATAGTTGGGATCAGATTCCATCATTTTCATATTCATAGTAGCAGTTAAATTAGGATCATAGCCATCGACATATTGTCTATATTCATAGTTAGGTCTGTAATCTGTTCTATAGTTAACACCTCCTCCGCCACCACTATTAACAAAAGCATTAGTGTTAGGTATTCCGTATGATGTTGTTACTTCTGTTTCCTCTTCTACAGGGGTAGGGACAGTTTCATCTTGATTCAATAAGAATTGATTCATTGGTCTATAGTGAGTACCTGCATCATAGAACTTCTTGTCTATTCCTTCGTAAAAAGCCATTATCTTCTTCCTCCTGGGTGTATATCTAATCTAAAGGTTCCGAGCTTCCAGTCTTCAGATGTTGTTGTATTCGCCACTTTCATAGCAATAGATCTTGCTCTTAATCTTGTGTCTTTTTTAGTTGTAGTTGAATCAATACTATAATTTGTTGTAGTTCCGGAACTATTTGGAAAATTTTTGGTAACAAAACTAACTTGTGTGTTTCCTGTTTGTGAAATAAAGTCTGGTAAAAATCTACTTATCCTCATTATATATTCTCCGTCTCCTCTAATGTCTGGCATACCTACAGTAGTCCCTGTAGTACTTTTTTTCTGAGTAATATCAAAATCACCAGAAGTAATAGACCCCAATACGGCAGTCGTAACTCCTCCAGCATTAATTTGATCGGTCCCTGTTTCCTGTTTATAGTATATAGTACTTCCATCAGTATTACCAGTGACATCGTCAGAAGCATTATCGGAAGGATTATAGTATGAAGCATGAGGACGATCAAAAACAGCTGAATCTTGCCACGCTGCTCTAGGTAAAGTACCTGTTGTCCAGATAGGGCGTTTATGCATTTTTGTTTCTGCATAATTATATGTAACTACTCTATCAACTGCATTCGAAGCTGAAGTACAATAAAACCAGTTAATTTCCCCAAATAAATTGTTTAATCCACAGTTTACAAGATCTCTAGAAGTTGAGTTTAAGTCATCATACACATGGTCTTCTACTAAACAAGGTAAAGATTGTAATTGACCATCATATGCAAAGAAACCGTTCTCCGACATCCAATATGCTGTACCATCTACTTCAATGTTAGCGTTCTTTCCTAATAATCCACAGTTGGTTCCTACCTGTTCGAACGCAAAGGTAAATGGTTGACCAACGAATTTCATAAGAAACAGTGCAGTATCGGTCCAAACATAAATTGCATCTCTACCTTTGATAGCGCCCATAATTTTAGAGCCATCAGCAAGCCTTTGTGTGCCTGCGGTGTTAGTTGCTTTAACTGTATAGGAATCAGAAGCATCAATACTTTCTTGAGCCGACCAGCGAATAAACATATCATTTTGTGTTCCACCGGCACCAACAGTTGTTTCTGTTCCAAAAAATACTAAGTGTCTATCGGGTGTTGATACCAACACATGTCTTGATGCGGTTGGCGCATTTGCTATAATAGTTGCTCTTGTAGAAGTAGACCCGGTTGCATCCCATTCAAAACATTTACCATTATAAATTAATGCAATTAATTTTGTTCCATAGTTATCTAATACCCATAAACCAGGATCAATAGTGTAGTCGGCAGAAGAGGCTTGACCCCATGCAACATAACCAGATATATCAGTGATCGTTGCGCCGGCAGTATGAGCAGCTCTTGTAGTTCCATTAGTTGCACGCGCTCCCCCACTTAAAGTATTAGTACTTGTATCGTTAGCAGTAAAACTTATATCTTCTGTTCCGATTCTAATTTCACCTGTAGAGGGAAATGCTGCAGAGTTGGTTAGAACGACATCGGTGACTGCGGCACTATCAATAAGTGTTGTTGCTAGAGTGGTTGTAGCAGCTCCAGGAGAAGTACCTCCATATAATGCCGTACCCCACCCATAGCCACCCAATTGTTGAGAAGGTCCTACGGCATAATAACACAGGACTGAAGCGGACCCACTTGTAGATAAAGGAGTTCCTGATTCCTGAGTATCCATCGTAATAGTAAAAGTTGTAGAGGTTGATACTGAAGCCACCATAAATTTAACATCTTCAAAAGTAGCGTCGGTATAAGTAGATCCAACTGCCGTAACCCCACTTACAGCATCAAACAGGACGATGTCATTTTCACCCAGCCCATGGACTCCCGTGCACGTGACTGTGACTTCTGTTGATGATGAGGTACTAGTAAAACTAGCGCCTGTTAAAGTAGCTCTAATCGGGTGTATGTCATAATAAGCACCTCCCGAATAAATATATAAAATTCTGTTTGTTCCTAAAGCTGCATATTTAATTCCGGCGTTATCATCCCAATGATGAATAGCTCTAGTAGCACCGGTTAGTTTATCATCCCCTAATTGAATCCAACCACCAATTTTTTCTGGTGTACCGTATCTAAAACGAACATTATCGCCGTCGTACCACTGCCCTTCGGCTCCGGTTTCTGTAACTTGTTTGTTGAATCCTGGTAGAAAACCTAATTTTTGTAGCATATAAAAACCTGTTTACCAAGAGTTATATCAGATTGTTGGGAATTTCAATAGATTATTAAAGGAAGGGGAAACTGTGGTGGCATTTTCCCCCACCAGTCTTAGTGTGTATACTAATTTTTAGGTAATGTAAAGCCTTTAAACCATGCTGGTAATCCTAAAAAAGGACGACCATCAAATTTAGTGTGTTTACCACCTTTAGCTTCATTTTCTTTACCAGTTACAATTTTCTTTTTAGAATCTTGGTTCCAATGTAAAAATACTTGACAGTAGTCTTCACCTGTGAAAGCTTCTCTCCAGTGTTCACATTCACACCCATGATACATAAGCATATCGCCAGGTTTCATGTTTACTGGAATACCGGCCTGTCCTTTTTTTCCAGTTGGATCTAAATAAATAGGCCATTTAGTACCATCATCTCCTATGTGCATAGTAGCAGAAATTTCACAGGAATCTCTATCAAAGTGTCTATATAATACATCTCCTTTTTTATAGATACGTGCATAAGCATATGACGGGTTTAATTTATATCCCGATTCCTTTTCCATTTTTTCAGTTAAACCATTGAGTACAGTTTCAAAAGCTATATCTGCATAGTTAGAATAAGTATTAGGTATCATTGGATCATTCCATGTTCCCCATTCTTCTGCAAATTGAGAGATATATCTTTGATCAAATAAAAACCTAGCTACGCACCTTTTATTTTTAAAGTATCGATAAATAAAATTAGCTACTTTTCTTGGAATAGCCTCTCTAATTACTTTAAACTTTGTTTTTTTGAACGACATTTTTACCTCCTTTCTTCTGTTGTTTTTTATTTTACCTGACATTCATAGCTCCTTTTGGGATAGCTTGACAGTTAAAGTGTATAAATCTAAATGGTTCATAGCCCATATCTACTGGATACATATGGGGTAAAGCTGATGGTGAAAATACTATCGTTCCCGGTTTTACCTCATAATTAATTTGATTACTGGCATAAGTTACTTTTGTTGTATCTTTTTCTGGCAATAAGTTCATCAAACAACCAGGTCTGGGATCTGCAAACACAGGTCTGGGAGTAGCTTCGCTACATTTTAAAAAGTAAAAACCAGATATATGGCCATTCCAATGGGAATGAGTAATCTGGGTTCCACCTCCTTTTTTAGCAAAATCCTGTACCCACATTTCTGTCATAAATACTTGGTAATCTTTTAAATCAAACCCCATTTCTGTTAATAAATTATGTGAAGTTCCAATAATGTAATTTTGTATTTCTGAAAAATTAGGATCTCCAATTAAACTTGTCGTCTGATAAATGTAACCACGGTCTCCTTTATTACCAAATTTTTTATTTCTCGCATCTATTTCTTTTTTCATAGTTTTTTTCATTTTCTCAACATAAGGGTCAGCTGCTTTATTATATTTATCTACAAATCCAGGTGCATATCCAACCCATACAGGAGATCTAAATAATTCTTCCCTAGCTAACTGCGCAGGAAATGCTGCGGCATTTAATTTTTTAGGAAAACTGCTTTTAACTTTTTTCTTCATTTATCTAAATGGATATCCTAAGTGCCATGTAGGCATAGAATAACGCACTCCTTTCGTTACTGGTTGTACTCGATGTGATACGTGGGAAGGGAAAACAACAATAGTTCCTTTTGCTCCTACTTCTTTTGGTATCAATGTATTTTGTTTTTTAGCTGGATCCGTGTTTCCAAAATTAAATTCCAAAGCTCCCCCTTCATAATCTTCAGGATCTGATAAAATTAAAACAGTCGTTATTTTTCTTATTTTTCCATGTGTGTTTGGATTATTGGGGTTATCATAAGGTTTATCCCATGAATCTGCATGCCAACTATAGTGTTGACCTTTTTTATATATTGTAAATTGAGCGGACTCTGACCAGTCCCATTGAAAATTCCAGCCAGCGTTTACATTAGCTGTACGAACATAAGGATGAACCTCTCTATAAATCCACGGCTCATTTAGCCATACTACATCTGAATTTCTTGTCTTGTGAAGTTGTTTAAATCCTTCCTCGGTTTTTGGTACATTGCCTTTTTCATTCCCTGTAATAGCTACTTCGGGTTGTTGGGACAAACCATATTTTTTAATGTTTTCACATATTCTGTCTGGAACAGCTTTTTTAAAAAACCAAAAATAATTAGAAAGAATCATTTCTTTTTATACTCCTTATAAGGAAAAAATACCATGTTTATAATTATTCTATGCGGAATATCTGTTTGTAAAACAGCTGTATGCAAAACATTGTTAGGAAATATAACTAATCGATTGGCTTTACTCTCCACTTTGTCTCCAGTTTCCATTAAAGTATATCCATTATTAGTATTAATATATAATACCGCTATTTTACATTCAGGCCATCCTTTGTTATGAGTATTCTTCATATCTCCGCATGCATCATGATGCCACCCTCGAATTATATTTGATTTATGAGATGAGGCAACATAGTTTGCTTTTACCCTGAACCATGCACGAGGATTAATAATATTTAAAACAGGATTAATCCACGGAGTATAATTACTCCATGAAGTTCTATCATTAACATGATAAAACAAATGATTGAATTGAGTATGATTTGTAATTTTGTAATTCTTTAATGGAGATTTATGATATCCTTGATAGCTTCGATCATCTGCTTCCAAATACCATGGAAAATTTTGATAAAAGATTTTATTTTGAATGTCTTGAAACACATGTTGATCTAAACAGTTATCATATATTTCAGCTACTTCTCTGGTTCCTTTTAATTTTACTTTTTTGTAAATTACATTTGGACCAAGTATGTCTTTATTTATTATAGTCATCTCTTTATAACTTCTTTATATATTATAGCATATTAATGTCAACCTTTTAGACAAATTCATAAGTGATAGTTTGCACAAAGTTTAAAGAATCTTTTTGATTGTTGGTGATGTAATACATTTGTGTAGATGGAAACATAATAAATCTATTGTTTAAAAGTGGTATATCCCAGCTTCTTCCTTTCCGTCTGTTATCGTCATAGTGTATTCTAACAAAACATTTATCAACTTTTACTCCATATAACAATGTGTAATCAGGAGAATTTCTTAAATCAACTGGATCGATGTTTAATAAAGGTATTGTTGTCTCCGCAGGTTTATATATATTACCCCATGTGTCTTTGTTGATAAGATGGATATCATACTCAAGACCAATATGATCTCGCATATATGTATTTAATTTATCTAAAGTTTTTGAGAATTGTAATTTTTTATTAGTTAAACTAGAATGTAAAATGTGGTGAGCTAAATCATTTTGATCTATTTCCCAATCTTTCGGCATTGCAACATCGCCGTAATATAATCCTATTTCTGATAATACTTTCTTCTGCATACCACCATGCATATATAAATTATGCTAATGCGTCTGTCAAGTCCCAAGATTGATTAGCTTCATTCCAAGCATAATGCCATATGTGAGTAGCTGGAGTATTTTCATCTGCAGGTGTATTTTGTGAAGTTTGTTCAGCTGTTAATGCTGGAGCATCACCTAATGGAGATCTCCATCTAGCTTCTGCATTATATTTGACCCATGATGCATATGGTTTTTTAGGCCAGAAGATTTGATCATCTTCCTCCCAAGTACAACCAATCCCTGCATAGTTTCCTCTTAATGCTTTTGATTGATCTGCTGATTCATTACCGTCAGCGTCATAATGTTTGCCGCCTCTAGTATTGTAAGATGTTTGAATCCACATTTGTGCCGGCCAATTATTGTGTTTTTCTAAATATTGTTGACCTACTGCTTCGTCTTCAACGCCATCAGCGTTCAGCATATCAGAGTTATTCAGTGTTAATACTTGAATAACTTTTCCGTTTGCTTCTAATTTTGCAAAATGTGCCATAATTTTTTACCTATTGAAATTTGTACCTTATTATTACTACGCCTGATCCACCTAATCCACCGTCTCCACCAGGTGCCCCTGCTCCACCACCACCACCACCTGTGTTAATTGTTCCTGCAGTTCCTGTTCCTCCTGGAGTCGAACCACCAGCACCACCACCAGAACAAGCTGTTCCACCACCAGCTCCACCATCACTCAATCCAGCACCTCCTCCACCAGCTCTACCAGTTGGAGTACCATCAATTGAACTTGTTGCTCCTGCTCCACCTACAGCAGAAGAAGGACCTGGATTATTAGTAGCTCCTGCCGCAGTTGCTCCACCACCACTAACTCCACCATTTACTCCAGGTGAGTATACTCCTCCATTAAATCCTTGAGCTGGAGTAACGGGAGGTGAATTTCCTGTACCTGCTGATCCTGCAGTTCCAGGACTGGGTGCACAAAATATATTTCCACCACCACCTGAACCACCTGAACCTCCATCAGAACGACAATTTGTATTTGTTCCTGAACCACCTGTACCTGGATGACCCCAAGATCTACTGCCTCCATAACCACCACCAGTTGATGTAATTGTTGAAAAAACTGAATCAGAACCGTCTGCTGCTTTTGAAGGACCTGGAGCTGGAGCCGCCGAAGCAGCCGCTGCACCTCCTCCACCTACTGTAATTGGATAACCTGTTTGTGTAACTGTAATTGCTGTTCCGCCTGGATTACCATCTAAAGGACTTGATGTATAAGAATCTACTGGACTTTTATATTCTCTAAAACCGCCTGCACCTGCACCGCTTCCTGCGGCTCCTGAACTAGGGTGTCCTGCACCTCCTCCTCCACCACCAGCAACTACCATATAAGATACTAAATTATCAGCTGCACAAGCAGCAATCTGTGAAACACAAAATGTTCCTGGTCCTGTAAATGTATGAATTTTGTAATCTCCAGAAGTAGTTCCACACGCTGGGGATCCACCTGTTGCTGCTATAAACTGAGGCCCTCCACCACCAGCTCCAAACCCTAAAACTTGATAGCCAAAACCTTTTGTTTTTTTTGATTGTATATTTCTTGAACTCTTACCTGTTGTACGTAAGTCGTTTATATTTTTCATACTGTAAACTCCTATCCGTCGTTAGCAGCGTCAGTTGTATAGAATAATTTAATACCCATTACTCGTGCATCACCAGTAAAGGTGTCACTACCGTCAGCTGCATCTCTATATAATTGAAAAAACGTATAGTCATCGTCAGCGGGAGATCCTGCGATTGTCATTGCAGAACTCACTGAAGTCATTTGCACATCTTCTACAGTTCCAATTCCAGCATCTGTGACTTCTTGAGCTGTTCCAAAAACTGCGTCAGCTGTGTCGCCTTCAGTGCAGGCTAGACCTTGAAGACCAAAAATACAGTTTCCTCCGTTGGTTGTTGAAGGACTCCAAAAAACTTGATATGTTACTGTACCTAAATTCCATGATTTAGGCATTGCAATAGAAAACTGTGCATATTCAGCTGTACTTGCATCAAAATCTAAAACTTTTAATTCAGGTCTAGTTGCTTGAGTTTCAACTGCTTGTGCGTCCGCTCCATTTGTTGTTGTTCCAAACATTGCTTGTGCTGGAACCCAAATAGTTTCTGTTCCTGCAATTTTAAGTGCAGCTGTAGTTCCACTACCATCTTTAGCTCGCGCTACTCCTGTTCCGTTTGGAACAATATCAATGTTTCCATTTGATGTAGAAACTATATCGTTTGAATTGACATCTAAATCTCCGCCTAGTTGTGGTGAAGTGTCTGCAACTACACTAGAAAGTAGACCTGTATTAATAATATCGGTTCCATTGTGATAACATAAATAAGTTGTACCCTCTGATAGAGCAAAACCTGTCGCCCCTGTTACTTTAAAAGTTAAAGTATCTCCAGAATGAGTTGTGTTATCAAAAACAATAAATGGTTTTAAAATAGACGCTGATCCTCCAGGAGATGATCCTGATCCCGCAGTTGCTGCAATATCTAGAACTCTAGTTCCTCCAAGAGTTCCTGTTAATTCGATAATAAATGCTCTACCATCATAAGTTCCGGTAGAGTTATCAGGTATAGTTAAAGTTCTATCCGATGTCATTGCGATAGAAATATAACCAAAAGTATCTCTAAGATAATTTAAATTTAGATTAGTATTGGTTCCCCATGTACCGGCGTTTTCGCCAGTGGTCATTAAATTGAAACCTAATGAATTATAATTCGATGCCATAATTTTCTCCTATGCTACATGATCTACATCTGTATATGATGTATTTCCAACCACGTCAACATTAGAATATGATGCTGATGTGTCGTGTGTTACAGAACTATACGATGTATTTCCACCAATATCAATATCTTTATATGCTATTGGTGAAACCAATCCTAAAGAGGATGTGGCAGCAATTCCTGTTAATCCCATTACTTGATCTGATGGTGTTATAGATCCAACTGAAGAAGTTGCAGAGATTCCTGTTAATCCCATTACTTGATCTGGTGGTGTTATAGATCCGACTGAAGAAGTTGCTGAAAGTCCGGTTGGCTGAACCAAAGGATTTGTTGTAATATTAGGACTTCCATCAGCAATAGAAAGAGAAATTCCCGTTAATTCAGATATTGTATTTGGAGTAACTGTAAGAGTTCCTACACTTGCTGCCGCTGAAATTCCAGTTAATCCCATTACATCTGCAGGAGTAATAGACCCTACTGAAGAAGCAGCAGAAATACCTGTTAACGTAGTTGTGTTATCTGATCTTCCAACTGGAGTACCCACAGAAGAAGCTAAAGAAATTCCTGTAAGCGGAACTCCTATTTCAATAACAGGTGTTCCAAGAGAAGTTGTAGCTGATAAACCTGTAAGAGAAACTGTTGCATCTGAGAGATCACCCCATTCATCTTCACCCCAGGATTTAGTACCCCAGCCTGTTGTTAATACTGTAGCTTCATTCCACTGAGCTTGACCCCAGGTTAATCGTCCCCATCCTGATGTTACGTCTGCCATAAGGAAGAACTCCTTACGCTAGTTGTATGATCGCTGTTGATGCAGCTGCTGCTGGAAATTCAATTGTGAATGTTCCACTAGTAACTGTTTTATCTCCACCAAAATTAATAGCAAGAATCGATCTATTAGTTGTGAATCCTGTAATAGCAGTTGTATTATAAAGTAATAATCCTCTCGCTGTAAAAGTGGCTGATGTCCAACTTGTATTAGAAAAATCACAAATCGCTGTATCACTATCTAAGGTAGGATCAATATTTGTTAAAGTATTTCCTCCACCTGTGTATCCTGAACCTGTTGTTGTAACTTCATAAGTATCTGTTGGGTCTGCCGATGCACTTGAGGGTGCAGTATAAACTGTTGTTGATTTACTTAATGATGCATCGTTTGCTGAATAAAGAGCACATTTAATAGTGTTTCCTGCGGGAGTACTTCCAGAGGCATTTAAACAATGTCCTCCTTGCAGAATTTCTTCTTTGAAGCTGTTACAAATTTCTGATGCTATTGCCATATTTATATCCTAATTATGGAGACGGGGACTTAACTGGTATTCTAACTGTTCCGTCAGTATAGTCGTCTCGTCTTCGTCTTCCAAGTTGCATTCCTGCAAACTGTTGTATAGCATTTTT